CTAGAATGATCCATTAAGCTTATTTCAACCTTTATCTCTTGCGAGCATCCAGTTGTTTCCTCACTTAACTTCTTTACTTAAAATATTCAGCAAATAATTTCAATTATGCGTCATCGCTTCCAATGCCAACGAGTCTTCTGTTTCAAATGCAAGATTTGGGTCTAATTCATAATCAGATAATTCGGAATACTCATGACGACACGTCAACTCCTCAAGTCCAGGGAATCGCAACATATCTTTCATCGACATTCCTATCTTCTTAACCCACTCTGTTCGGACTTTCTCATTTTTCATTTCAGCACGCAATAGCTCCTCCAATGTTATAGCTGTTAACCCTAATGCCCCTACCACTTCATTCCACAAAAAACACAACTCTTGATAGGCTGTCAAATTTGTTCCTAACGAGTCCCACGCGTGCCCAATAATAGAGCACAGGACTCGCGAGAAATGGAAAATCCCTTCTTTATCCCAAGGTATTCTCGTGAAATGTCGAACCGCTTCCTTCCATGGCACTATTGCAGCCGCTTTCTCCGGCATGTGTGGTGGTTTCTTAATCAAATATCGCTGCAAGAATATGACTCCTGGTTTCACGACAAAATCATTTTTGATATCTGTTAACACGGGCAAATCCATTCGCACATTACGGATTTCCATTCCCCAATACTCTTTCACGTAATCTGCGAATCCTTTCTCTGAGAAAATTTTCCGCAACATTTTCGAAATCCCTAACACGTGATCATCCCCATAAACCGCTGATACAAATTTTCCTTTTGCCAGTTCTTCATCTATCCATGCCAGATCACGCTGTCGCTTTTCTCGCTCCCATTCAATGTAAAAACAGATCAAGAGCAGAACAATGTATGAATCTCCATCGCTGGTGCTAAATATCCCTGAAGGCATCACACCTGTCATTACCACCCACACGTTATTCCCTATTCTTACTATCTTCACCACCAAACAGTTACATAAAATCTTCAATGCTGTCTTATATGTCTTTCTATCCTTCTCCGACATTTTATCCCAGTCTAAGTAGATTGTCCCTCCCTTCAAATAGAGGTCTAACAATATTGCTTTTATTGTTTTATCTAATGACTTAAAATCACCATCATCATATGACATCTCACTATCAAAACCTCTCAAATCATTGTATAATCTTAACCCACCTCCGAACCACTGCTTCATTCCTATCCTTATGCAACGATTTCGCATCACAAAATGATAGTACATGAACATGGCTCGCTCTGCGACCCCTACTGACGCATGTGAAATAAAAAATTCACGGCACTTAGTCTCCAATCTCGCTCGTGAATCAGGTGTTTGCTCTAGATGGTATAACTCGTACTTCTGCGCTATCTTATAATACCAATCTAAAGGCGTCATGCGCTCTTGCGAGCAATGCCAAAACCAATCCTTCATCTTATCTCGAACATAGCACGCGTTTATCGTTTTTAGACCTGTTGTTGTTGATCTTACTCGCATATACTCCCCCCCGAACACCTGAGGTCTATCCGGCCTCTCCCCTCCTGATGTTGGTCGATCATCGTACAGTAAATTTTCATTTAGCCGCCATCGCAACTTTCCCACATACTTTCGAGTATTCGTCATGTCCACTAGACGATTTAACGCTTGAGGATATAATTTTAAATGTTTCCTCAACTTGTCCGTCATTGTACCTGTTGGTTTATCAAATGATGCTATCATTGCGGGTTTCTTCTGAGATAAATTCTCCACTGACAAGGCTACACCTGGTCCGTGGAAAGTTCGTGTAAAAGTTCTTGCTTTATAAGAAAATGCTCGCCATGCCAGCTGCTCTAACTTTGGTATCTCTTCTAAGGGTTTTTTCTCTTTTTCCCACACATATGGGTCCGGTTTTAACACCAATCGCCACCGCTTCAGCTGCATAACTGGGAAGCCGAAACGGCGAACGAAACGCCAACAATCCAATCTATGATATGCTTTTGTTAATATTGAATCTATCGGTTGTAAGCATAACTCATGATTTCGCGTTATTCTTCGAAAAGGCGGCTCTATTCGTATCTGATTTTGGCCCACAAAATCGTACATCAGAACATTAGTAAGCTGCAGCTCATCCGACGGTAGTCGTTTACGCTGAGCACTGTACTGAGGAACTACATGTGATGAAAACAAATCAAATTCGAAATGTGTGTTTAAGTCCCACAACATATAAAGCATCATTTGCGTTGTTGTCAATTTTAGGTATTGGCGAGTTCTTGCCACTTGACCCTTGTATGATGAGACTCCTGGAGGCCATTTTATTTTTTTATCGATCACTTCATAGATGAGGACTTCCGCCTCATCCGGTGTCGTCCCCTTTGCTCCCTGTACCCACTCCATCTTCATCCTTTTTGAGAATGAAGTCCTATACATCAAATAACGCGTTACAGGGTATCGGGTGTAAGTTTTGCGTATCTGTCGGTACAGGAGTGGGTATTGGAATACAAAAGGTGTAGTAATGCAACAAGAATGTGGCTGTATTG